ATATCCGTCAGCATCTAAATGCTCTCCTTCCTCTAATAGGAAAGCAACCCTCTCTTTATTTTCAGCAATTTCTTTCTTTACTGCTAACATACCTTCTTCAGCGAGTAAGTTACTTTGTTTGGTCATTCTTCAACTCCAAAATAAAATCGTAAATTTTTATTTGCCCTGCGATACCCTTCCACAATGCCCTTTTCATATTCAGATAAAAATGGACCTGTCAATGCATCAACATCAACTTTGCACAATCCAATGGCTTCCCAGACAATCAACTCGGCGAACTTCTTATTAAAGATTTTTCTAATATGTGGAATTCCAGAAAAATCCGGAGTAGGCGTCCACTTCTCATATTCTGCTGTAGCATAATCCTCAGCCTGGTCAGCAAGTTCTTTAATTCGTTCGTTCATTGTGCTACTCCAATCATACTGCGTAATTCTTCTGCCAGTGCATTAAAGTTTGGACTCATGTAAGCATAAACCTCTGCTCGTTTGGCACATTCTTCCACAATCAACTGGGCGAACTTTGTATCATACCGTTCTTTTTCAATCAGTTCATTGTAAGGATTGTGTGGACTATAGTCTGGACCATGGGCAAATTCACATGAATATATAAATGCCTGTTTAGCAAGTTGTTTAATTCGTTCGTTCATTCTTCAACTCCGAAATGTTTTTGAATATCTTCCGTCAATTCTCGCCTGCCTCGGTTGTAGTCAGACACGCCGCCGACGACAACATTTTTATATTGTAATTTGACACACTCCCGAACAATCAACTCGGCGAACTTTTCAATCCTAGTATCAAATTTTGAGTGATGATTGTCCCATCCAGCCTGTTCAGCAAGTTGTTGAATTCGTTCGTTCATTTCAATCTCTTATAGTCTTCTTGCCAGGGCTCAGATCCAGTTACCTTGACACTGCCAATCTGATTTAGGTGTAGTCTGATAACCACTTCTTCTGTGGTTTCATTCCTATTGATACCCATATGACTTAACTCGTAGTTGGGAAATAGTTCTACCATAGCAGGTTCAACCATATCCTTGATTTTATCATAGACCATCCGAGAAAGTTGGTCGTTATGCCACTTGCGGTTCATTCTTCAACTCCAAAATGTTTCTTTGCTGCATTCCATCCCGATTGGAATGCCTCCCATTCTAGTTCATCGTAACCATAAGCACCTGTCATGACGCTGTGCGACCTTGAATCCGAGGTGTCGTCAAGAAACTTGTCAAACATATCTGATTGTACTTGAGTGTCCCAATCTTGTTTCATTCTTCAACTCCTTGTAATCTTTCAAGTGCATTAGCAGCCTCATCCAACAAGTCTGCTAGTCTATCTGGCTTGCCCTCTTGCACACTTTTCCGTCCAGCAATCTGTCGGCGAATCTCTGCACGTTTGCGTAAACGATATACAAGGCTCTGCTCTGCTACAGGAAAATCAATTGGAGTATCTGTATTGGTATATTGTGGATTCATTTTTAATCCAAAAGTTAAATCATACTACTATGATAGCATTATTTGATTTTAGAGTCAATTTTTTTGGTCTAAATTACCAATATGTTTAATAAATTTAAACAAATCTTTGTTGTGTTTAGGTTGCCAAAATGTTCCTGCAGGACCGCAATAGTTGAGAAGAGGGACATCTAATCTAAATTCACTACACCGTTTATATTCAATACTAATTGTAGTAACTCCTATTACTAAATCAGTATCAGATGTTTCGGTAAATGCTTTCCGACATTTATAGTCGAACTTCGAACCCCGAAATATTAAACTTAATATATCACTTTTCCGAAAACTATGTTTACAGTCTTTACACAAAACAGTGTCCATTATTACTCCTATATTAACTGTCAATTGCTCTACGAAATACAATTTCTTGTCGTGAAAAGGCATCTAATTCCCATGGCATATTTAAATATTTTGTTTTTTTAGTATATTTCTTGCCTCTCCAAATGTTAACGCCATTGCCCATTGGCTTTAACATACCTTTTGCCAATTGTCTAACATGAACCATTTCATGTGCCAATGTTAACCCAATACTTTTTAAAGAGGCAGGTTTAATTGAAATAACATAAGAATCAAGTTCATCAATGTTAACAGTGCATCCCATATTAGGAGAAGTTTTGTTATCTTCAACAATAACCAATACTGCTTTTTTACTATTTAACAAACCTAATTGTTCAATCATCGATGGCATAATTGCACCTAGAAATTTTCTACGCAAATGACTTGCGGCTTCAATTTTGAATTCCATAATAGTTTATTATTTAAAGGTATTTAATGCAGGATTAAAAAGTTTAATCAATTCAGTTTCACGGGTATGAGCCGGACGCTTGCCACGAATAACTTCTACTAAACCGTATGTAAATGCTTCGGGACCAAATGTCCGCAATGCATTACACATACCCCATGATTTAGTTTCAGTTAATGCACGTTGGGTATGCTTTTGCATACGGCGATGCAGCGTCTTTTTAATAGAGCCGGATCCGTTAATACCGGTCAACCCGATATATTGTTCGCCGGTCAAAATGTTAGATACACAATAAATTAAGTGATTACGATCAGTCCGACGCTTGCGTATTTTCGTGTTCATGTATGAATTATAACACAAGTTGAATTTATTGTCAACTTTGGCGTACTACTGTAAATGTGTGTTGTTTTTTAACAACATTTGACTAAAAACCTCATTTAACACCGATTGTTGTTTATTTACAACATCTATTTCCCATGGTAAAAGTGAGTACTCACTATTATTAAGTTTATTTGGATGCGATAATTTATAAATTTTGTTATTCCAAACACAAGTTCCGTTACTTTTTAATTGTAGTTTGTTTGTATGAATTTGATGTACATGAATCAATTCATGTACAATTGGAATTATTATTTCTCGTTCAGTTAGTACACTATTAATTCTAATACGATTTTTAAATCTACTATCTAACATAGTTTCCCCGTACACTGAATCACCCATTGTAATAAATTCTATTTCTAATGAGTCAGGTAAGGTAATAATTTTAAATACTGAATCACATAATTGTTTGGCAACAAGTTCTTTTTTAATAGAATAGTTGTTATCTTGATATATAAATTGTATCAGCACAGGATTTACCGTTGTCTTACATATTCATAGTTAATAGTTTCTAAATTTTCTCTAAAAATAACCGCACCGTTTTTTAAATGAAATCTGCGAGCCATATTAGTTTTTGGACTAAGAGTTACAAATCTATTAATATTAGGATATTGGTCAAATATACATTTAACCGTTTGATTAAGTAATTCCACACCTTTGCCTGCTTTGTAACTCCAAATAGTATAAAATACCGCAGTGGTGGGGTCTATTGAAAAATTACTTAGGCCTGCAACAGAGTCTGGGACAAAATCGTGAAAACTAATACACACCATTGCATCAGGTTTATCATCTTCAACTAATGCAGCGACTACTCTTCCGTTAGAAACTCTGAAATCAGTGGAGATTTCAGGTCTTACTGGGTCATCTTTTATAAAATCTAATAGTGTGTGTGAAATGTCTTTAATAAATTGTAGCATAGTACCTGTATTTATGCTATGATATATGTAAGTATTATTACATAATGTGTTTCTTTAAACATACCAAATATCTTTGAAACCTTCTTCCATAGTAGGTTCTTCCCAATTATCAATCATTGACTGTACTACATGTTTTGGTACTATTTTGCCAGGCCTATTATTTAATCTAAACTCTAACTCTTTAGTAGCAGGTGATTTAAACACTACTGCAATTGCATGATAATCAGGTAACATTAGAAACTTTTTCTTACGGCTTTTAATTGTAGTAGAAGTTTGATCCCAAATTATATCTCTATTTAATTCTCGTGCAGCAATCACTTCTTCAGTCATTAATCCAATGGCTGTGGGCATGAAATCTGTAAACACTTCGGAATAGGTAAGACCAACTTCTTTGGCATAAATTTCAACCCACTTATCTGTATTGATAATAGCGCAAGGAATTGACCAATATTGATTTGACACCCAGGTACTTTTACCTGAACAGGGAATGCCAACCAACATATATAATTTGAGCATGTCTTAATTAAGAGTTATGTATTTTATTAAGATATTCACGCCCCACTAGCCCTTTTTCAATTTCCATTAAAGCAGTAACAATTGGGCCAGCCTTGTTAGAATTAAGTTTTGGCAAATGTCCTCGTTTTAATTCACGAACTCTTGCAGATGCAATGAGCACCAAATCAAATCTATTACCAACCGCAATAGCGGCTTCCTCACTGGTATATCTTGCTCTACTTTCATTCATACGTTATCTCCTGTTAAAAACATTGCAGTATAAGTTTTTGATTAAGGTCAATCTTGCGGTAATTGACCGGGAACAAATTTATTACCTTTTTCTCTAGCAGGTTTAAGTTCACTTTCTAAGTGTGCCTGGATCATCATGCGTTTGAACGCATTACTTTGTTCTTTATCAGTAAAGCCAATTAACGCTGTAATTGTTTTGGTACGTTTTGGCATTTTAAATGTGCTTTTTGGTTTCATTTTTTTCCTTGTTAAATGTTTGGTGCGAGAGGAGGGACTCGAACCCTCAATCCCTTTCGGGCGACAGATTTTAAGTCTGTAGTGTATACCATTCCACCACTCTCGCAATTATTATACTGTCTTTTAAACATGTTACGCTGTATTATACATGGATTTATAATTATTGTCAATAAATCATTAATAAATACTTGAATGTTGACGCCCAAAGAACGAATTCCAAATTATTTGCGCCGCCGAGTAATAGAACGTGACGGGATACATTGTGTTTATTGTGATGATGATTTGACTGATAAAGAGGTTCATATGGACCATGTCATTGCTGAATCCAAAGGTGGACAAACCACATATGACAACTTACAAGTAACTTGCCGAAAATGCAATCTTGCCAAAGGTGTACTAACTGAGTCAGAATTTACTGACCGGTTAAGAACCCGGGCAATGAACATTTTAAATAGAATCGGAAGTGAGAAATAAAGTTGCATATGTTTATGGTCAGCCCACCCTGACTCGAACAGGGACTATAAATTTAGAAGAATTATGTGATATCCAGTTTCACTATAGGCTGAAATTTTTGTATTATCCGATAAACCAATACCGGATAACTTTCTGATTTGTCTTTATTGTAACATAAGCGTGAGTTATTGTCAACCTACATTAACCAAATCCTAGAATTCTTTGGTACACCTGACAACAAATAATCCATCTGGTCAGATAGAATATTTCTATTTTGTAAAATCATATTTTCAAAATGTGTTGGCACATACGGTATATATAATAATTCCATTCGTGCTTCTTTCAATGTCTTATGACCTTTTTTACTGTTGCAATTTTTACAAGCTGAAACTACATTAGTCCAAACATTTGCCCCACCTAAGAATTTAGAAATAATATGATCTCTACTTAAATGATTAACATTTGGAAAATGTCCTCCACAGTATGCACAAATATTTCGGTCACGCCCAAATAGTGTTTTATTAGTTAACGCTACAGTAGAATGTTTGTACGGATTGAATCCATGCCCGTTAATTGCAATAATACTAGAAGTTTCTAAATAACTAGGAGTACCGTCTTTTTGTGTACCGCCGCGATATTTAGCCACAATTTCGCCCAAACTCCAGGCTACAGCTTTTTTTGCCTGATAGGTAATTGCATCATCGTGCGAGATCCACTGTCTTGGAACTCCTGAAACGTCCAGTGCTAATACTGTCATTTTTATACTCCTGTAAAATAATATTTACTACATTTTATTGTAGTGGTAAAAATAGGGCCATAAGCCCTATTGCTGGTTACGAGTTCCAGCACTACCTTATCTTGTAGCCGGTTTAATAAAGTCCTAATTTTTTCCAATCAATACGAATCTTATTTTTTACTGTTAGAGGCAAGGCTACGTAATCTAAATCATCTGCGGCTTTATCACCATTAGTAAATGCCCAATCAAAAAATGCTAAACTTGTTTTAACTGATTCTGGTTTATCAGATTTTAAATGCACAAGAATAAATGTAGCACCAGAAATTGGCCATGCGTTTTTGTCAGATTGATTAGTTAAAATATGATAATATGTTTTGTTCCAATCAGCACCAGATGCTGCTGCTTTAAAAGAATCTTCTGTTGGACTAATCCAATTGCCTGCAGAATTTTGAACTTGCACTGCATTCATTTTATTTTGTTTAACATATGCATATTCAACATATCCAATACTATTAGGAATTTTAGCAACAAACGCAGCAACACCTTCATTGCCTTTTCCGCCTGCTCCTACTTTCCAGTTGACCGCAGTACCTTCACCAATAGTATCTTTAAACTCTCGGCTAACTTTACTTAAGTAATTAGTCCAAATAAATGTTGTTCCTGATCCATCGGCGCGGCGTATCACTGTAATACTATCATTGGGCAATGAGAGAGTGGGATTTAAAGTTTTAATTGCTATATCATCCCACTTAGTAATTTTAGCCAAATAAATATCAGCAAGTAACGTACCGGTTAATTTTAGTTTACCAGATTCTATTCCTTTAATATTAATTACAGGAACAAC